CCAGCCCCAACTTTTTCCAAAATCCTTGCAATCCAATATGTAAAATTTGCTGGCCCCCAAAAGACATCACTACTGCCATAAGGTCTTGTTGCTCCATCAATAACAAAATCCCTATCTTTTAAAAGTGAAATCCCATCTGTTGCAGTTAATTTAACTTCAAAAGGATATATTACATCCTCTTTAGTTCCCAAATCCATTAATAAGAAACCAGACCACAACGGATCTTCATTGGCACTTGTTGATTGATATAAGTGGACATAAATGTCTTGCTCTTCATATAAGTCCCTTAAATTGTCTATAAATGTCTCCTGAGTTCCATTTTCAACAATAAATGGGATTGACAAAGTTGATGCCAGTATTGTGTTGTCTCGGTTTTCTGAATCCGTATCATATGAAATTATCGGGCCACCAGCTCCTAAAATTATTTCACTATCACTTCCAACAAAATCTTTCTCCCAGATTTCCATGTAATAATCCCATCCATTGTAACTTTTAAATGATGTGTAGTATTTTTTTCCGTATGCCATTTATAACGCTCTATTTCTTGTGATTCCTGTTTTACTATTACTGAGCCAAATATCATTTCCGCTTAATCTTCCAAACACCTCAACCTGTTGTGTTCCTTCACCTATCATTGACTTTAATTTATCTAATGGCGCAACCACTTCTGGATTACTCGCACTTGTTCCTGGCCCCTCTCCAATTAATGCGGATGTTGGCCCAGTTACCAATCCCCCATCTTGAAGACCAAGTTGCCCTTGTGCCGCTGCAAATGCGGTGGAAAATGTTGTTGTATCATATCCAAGTAAAGCTTTTATAATTGTTAAAACTGCAAGTTGTATCAATAATTGTTTTATTGCCTTTTTCATTCCATCAACAAAAGATTCAAAGAAATTTTCCTGACTGTTTAATGCTCGTGTCATTGATGTTGCCATTATGTCTCCAAAAAGCATTACTCTATTTTGAAATCTTTCTTGTGCGCCATCCGCCATTGTTGAGCTTTCCTCTATATCTTCATAATATGTTCTCCAAGCCCTTCCAGTGTCTAATAATACTGGTGGCAATCTTTCAATCAATTGTATTTGAGTTTCCAATTTTTTTACAGGATCAGGAGTTACTGTTGGAGTTACTGTTTTTTCTTTTTGGCCATTTGGTAAAGTTTTCCCTCCTGGCATTTTAAAAGTACCCCCCATCATACTATTTAGCATTGCATTTGGATCTACTAAAGCATCTCTATTTTGATTGGAGAAATCTAATGCGCCAGATTTTTTAAAATCATTAAACGCCTTTGTTGAGCCAGTTATCCATCCCTTAATTGACTTCCATCCATCAGCAAATCTTTCAGATATTTGTTTTGATTTATCCATCTCAATATATAATGCTGCCAATGTAACTGCAATTCCAACTGGCCCAGCAATAGCACTCCAAACTTTTGGTATTATTTTTGATAATGAAACCATTGTAGTTAATAAAGTTCCAAATGCAAAAATTAATGGCCCAAGCAATGTGGCAACTCCAGACCATTTAACTAATGACTTTCTATTCTCATCAGTCAATTCATTTACTTTACTTGTCAAATCTGTTAAAACACCAACCAAATCAGTTGCCAATGGAATCAATTCTTGTCCTAACTCAGCACCAGTTTCTTTTAGTGTTTCTTGTAAACCCCTCATCTGATTCGCAAAGCCCTCAGATGTTTCAATGTAATCACCTTGAGCGTTTGTTGTTTGTCTTAGAATTTCATTGTATCTTATCTGGATTTTTTCTACATTTGTTAGTGATGTCCAAGTTTTATCTAATGATTTGAAATATTCACTGTTTTTTAATGTTGTTTCGGTGATTAATATCCCCATCTTTTTTAATGACTCTGTTTCTCCAGTAAATATTCCAGCTAATGCGGTTTGTGCTACATCATGTTCAATATCTTTAAATGAAGCCAAATCACCAGCCAAACCAACTAATGTTGTACTCATTACTGCCGCTTCTTCTTGAGTAAGCCCTAATGATGTACCCATGTCTCCAAAAAGAGATGCCATTTGCAATGTTGATCCCTCTGCAATTCCAAAACTTTCCAATGTAGTTTTTGCAAAATCTTCAACCACTTTGCTTGAATCACCAAATGAAACACGCACTTTATTTAATGACTCTGCAAAATCTGATGCTAATTTTACTGCTCCAGCCCCAACCGCTAACAATGGCATTGTGATACTCATTGTCATTGAACTGCCAATGGATTTCATTTTTTTACCAAACTTTCCAACACTTTTCTGAGCTTTCTTCATGGCTTTGTCAAAGCCCTCCATGTTTGCGCCAAAATTAAATGTTAAATATCCTATTGATTTATTTGCCATGTGATTCCATTTTTTTAAAGTATTCCGCTTTTGTTTTTAATTTTTCAAAATCAACCTCCTTTTTCTTTTCATCCCAATCAAACTCAATCAAATCTTGAGGTTTTATTGATTTATTCTTTGGGAGTTGAATGTTTAAAAGAAGTGTTGTCTGCCATCTTACTCTGTCCCACTCTTGCTTACATCTCATATTCTCCAATTCATAAAAGCCATCAATCTTACTCCAAAGATGTTTTGGCAAAATATCATAAAACTCATCAACACTCATTCCTAATTGCCCAAATGCAATCCTTTCCAACTCTTGCCAACTTAACGCTTTGCCTTCGCTTTGTTGGCTTTGTGCTTTCCCTGTTTTCTACCTCCCATGTGTTCAACCAAAACACTCATGCATCTTTCAATTGCTTCAAAATCCTCATCAATCAAGTCCGCCAAATCATCAATGTCAATTTCACAATTTTGCTTTGATGCTCTAAATCCATCTTCAATTCCACAAAGTATTAATGTTAATGCTTGATCCAACTTCATATCCGCTCCAAGTTTATCCAAATCAGATAGTGATGTATTTGTTTTAATTCCGTACTTTCTTAATGCGTTTATTCCAAATTTAATTGGATATTTCTTGTCTGCTATTTCTATAAATGTGTATTTCATCTTGTTGTTTTTAGTAGGTTGTGAGGGAATCAAACAACAAACAAGATGATCCCCCCACCCCCAAAATTGTTAATAATTATGATACAGTAAGTGTTAATGCACCAGTCCCAACTAAGGATAATGAATATGTTGCAGTATCTTCAGTTCCAGCTGAAACTGATCCGCTTGTTACATATGCTGATCCACTGTATAATGCATCGCCAGTTGCTGCCCCTGAATTTCCAAATTTAACTGTTAACGCAGTTCTTGTAAGTATGTAAGTTGAAATCACATCCTCAAATCCATTAGTTAATGCTACTGCTGGTGAAGCCGCATCAGTCCAAGCATACGCACCATCCACATCCACACTCCAATCTCTTAATCCCTCAAGTTGTTCACTCCAACCAGCACTTTCTTTGTTTGTGATTTCTCTGGTTGAATGATTAATATTGATTGATCCATTTTGAGCATATGCAACCAATATGTTTGCTCCATCATATACTCTTATATCCGTTCCGTTTAATATTGCCATTTTCTTTTTTCTTTAAATTAATTAATTCTTTTTTTTCTTTTTTTCTTTTACTTCTTTTACTTCTTTTTGTTTTGGAATACAACCCAATTCAACCAATTGCTCCAATTCACTTTTTTCTGTAATTACTACAAATGTTCCTTTCCTGATTGTTTTGCCATGTCTTTTTGATGGCCAATCTTTTAATAGTTCATGTGTCATTTCTTATGTGTTTATTATTCTTAAATTAAACTGCAATGCCTTTCTATAAATCCCTTGATTAGCACTTGATTCTGTAAACAAATCATTGTAACCATCATATTTAATTGATTGAATTACAACCCCATTGTATGTTCCGCTCACCCTATCCAATGCAGTTCTTATTTTTTTAGCCAGATCAGATGCTTGAGAATATGTTTTACAATAACAGGAAACCATCACATTGTCAGTGTCTAATGATGAAACTCCTTGTTTATAATCAGTTGGATTTTCACTTTGAACATCATAAATAATAAACGGAAATGATGTTGTTTGCTTTGCTACATTTGGAAAAATGCGTGTTCCAACAATTGCTGAAACTGGCGTATCATTTGCCAAAATATTATAAATTGCTAATCCTGATTCCATTTCTTTTTTTTAATATCCTAAAGTTCCGTATTTTTTCAATCTTCTTGTGTGTATCTTTAATGCTCTATCAAATATTTTTTCCGCATCTTTCATTCCATTTTGAATTGTAATTCCTTTTTTAGAATCAAATGCATTTCTCATAAATGGCTGATCACCCTTCTTTGCAGTACCCCTTCCATAAAACTTTGTTGTTCCACCATACTCAACAAAAGCCCCATAAAATCCACTCCTTGTGTATTGTTTTTTTCCTTTTAATGATTCATCTCTTTTAGCAAAAACCCCTCTCACTCTTGGGCCAACATATCCGCCAAGATATTCTTTTGATGCCTTTGTTTGAAAAAATCCAATACTCTTTGCCAGTTGATCATTGCCCTCTGATCTTAATTTTTGTGCATTTTCTTGTGCCGCTTTTATTAATGGCTTTGTGTTATACCTCCAGAATTTTGTCCAAGTTTTGTATTCACTCACCTGTTTTGGTAATTGCTTAAACATTAAATTGATGTCAATTAAATTCTGTTTATTTATTTCTATTGAAACGCTATCTTGAGCCATTATGATCCAATATTTTTCTCTTCCGTTTCTATTTCAAGAAATTGCTCTCTTCCATCAATTTGTTTTATTGCATGAATAAAATAGTATTTTGAATCAAATAAAATTCTTGTTGTGTTTGTTAATCCAGATATATCAAGATTCCGAATTGTAAAAATAACTTTTGTTGTTGATGTAATTAAATCAGATTCATCCGTTCTACTTCCACCCTCCCAATCAACATGGCTCCAAACAGTTCTGTAAGTGGCCCATGTAAATGTTTGCTCACCATACCCATTGGCGGTTGCAGTTGGATTTTCTAATGTTATCCGTCTATCTAATTCTCCAATTGTCATTATCTTATTACTTGAACTTTATATTGATCAAGCAAATATTTTACTGTCATTGGCAATTGTGTTGCAATTCTACCAATCACCACATCTTGTCTGTTGGCATACCAATGTCCAATTGTTAAATATACCGCTTGAATTATTGCATCAGGAACATCTGTTGTTGCCGCACCATAACCAACAGTATATTTTATTGATACTGCATTTTGCCTGTCTGCTATGGATGGCCATGATTGATCAACTGCCAATGTTATTTGTGATGGCTGAATGACATCATTGAGATAATAAACAGATGATGCAAGAGTTTGTTCTACATTATCAGTGTCATAATATTTCAACCATGAAGTTTCTACTGCTGGACTTTTATAAAGTTCCGACAAATCAGCAAATGTTGTTCCGTGTTGTTCAATTATAGTATTTAAAAAAAATCTATTTGTATATTCTTGAGCCGATTCAGTAGCCGCAACAACTAATTTATCAATCAAATCATCATCATCAGTTGTATCAACTTTTAGAAAATTCTTTGCATCTGTTGTTGAGATAAGTTGTGTTGTGTTTGCAGTATGGATTTTATATGCTCTCATTTTTTATTTTTATAAAAAAAAGGGATGGCGATTAAACCACCCCTTTTTCAATTTATATAATATTAATTATACTAAAGAAGTATATTTAACAAAAGATGCTCCAGACGCTACACCCCAATCCATGTGGTTGTTCATTACCAAACGAACTTCATTATTTGTAGCTCTTGTATAAGGATCAACCAAGATGTTAGAAGGGCCAAAGGCGCACATATAAACTCTTGAGAAATCACCAAAGATTCCATCCCCAGAAGTTCCAGCAATATTTGCTGGCCCAGCACTAAAATATCCATTGTAACCCATTAATTTATCATCAACATATGCTGGATAAACAGAAGCAACTTGTGCCGCAGTTTTCAATCCAGAATACAATTCCCAACTATTAACAAAGGCAAGATTTCCATCCAAGCCATGACTGTCTGCAATAGTTTGAATTGCTTCTAACATATCACTTGACAAATCAGCCGAAGCCGCTTCAGTAAAAGTTAAGACACCTGTTGTTGCAGCAATTGCCGCTGGTGCATTTGTAACTGATGTTGAGCCAAACATTGCAGCATCAATTTGAACTGCCATGTTTCTTCCAAGGTCATTCATAACAGACGCTTCAGCAGCAGTTCCGTTTTGTGCAAGAATTACATTTGAAAGGTTTGCATATCCAGATAATCTTTTTGGAGTCAATGTAACTTTTCCAAAGTTAGCACCACCATCAGTAGCCGCTTCAACCTCAGTGTCCCAACCAACAGTTGATCCACCAGCAATTGGAAGTACTGTATCAGCTGCAACCGTTCCTAAATCATTTAATCCAACTCTGCTATAAAGTCCAGACGCTTGAAGTGAATCAACATAAGCTCCAACGGCAGTTGGTGCAATTGCTGATGTTGCTTGATCAATTGCTCTTTTTTCAGTCATGAAAGATGGAAGTCCAATTCCTTGTAATCCTTTTCTTGCCTCACCTTCAGCTTCTTGGTGTAATTCAGCTTCAAGTCCAGTTAATTGCCCACCATTTCTGATTTCATTTACTGCCTTAAATAAACTCCAGTTTCTTGTTTCTGTTTCTGTATTTGGTGTTGCCACTTTAGTTCCAGAAACTGATGCAGCCAATCGTAGTTCTTTCTCTACTTTTTCAGCTCTTTTAATTTTTACATCTAAAGCATCACACTCACTAAGCAATGAATCCATTTGCTCATTTTCCTCATTTAATAGATCACGCTCCTCAGTTTCAGCAACTACCTTGATTCCCTCAAGTTTGCCAATTAACTCAGAACGCAATTCTTTTAATTCAATTGAATTTTTCATGTTCTTTTTTTCTTTTATTATTAATTTATTTTTTTCGTTTTTGTAGTTCTATCTTCAGTGTTGCCAACGAACGCACCACCAAATCTTTTTCCTCTTCTTTTATTTCTTGTTTTTCTTTATATGATGATAATCCTCTTTGTGCAATAACTAAATCATTTGCATCTGGATATGCTGCGAAAGTTACAGGACTCACATCAAATAATCTTTTTATTTTTAGAATTGTTCTAATGTCCATTCCGTCTCTTGTCTCCCAAGAATCATCAGAAACTGTGAAAGCAAAAGAGGATTGATTAATGTCCCCCCTTTTCATTGAGATGGCTAAATCTTTTCCATAAGATGTTTCTGGTATTTCAAATTCATACCTCAATCCATCCTCATCAGTTGATAATTGTAATGTTCCAGATGTTGTTCTTGCAAGAATTAAATTCCCATCATGATTAATTAAAGCCCTAACATCATCATCCATTACATCATCAAAAGCACCTGGGGAAATAATTTCTTTGAAGCCACCCAAATCTTCACTCATTTTATTATAAACAGAAGCATGGCCAATGACTTTCATTGCGTCATTCTCATCATCTATTCTTGTCTCAATATTAAATATTCTTTTTTCCATAATTATTTTGTCAAATTTTTTATCCCAAATGTTTTTTCTGTTTTCTTCAAGTTGTGTGCTACACACTGCCAACCTTTGTTTCTCATCTTTAAAATCTTCAATCATTACATCATCAGACATACATCTGTCTATAAAATCATCATCTGATTCATATGTGTTAGGAGTCGGCAGCGGCATCTTCTCCTATTTTTTCAATGGTTGTCATATTCATTTGCATAAAATGTTTGTCACCATCCTCAATTTTATTCATGTTTTCTTTTCGTCTCACCTCGTTTATGCTCATTGCTCCAATGTTTATCATTGTTCTATAATAATCAGATCTATCTTTTACATTCCCCCTTAGTAATCCATTTACATTAAACTCAATAAATGTTTTTCCAAGTTCATTGCTTGTAAATAATTTCAGATTCATCTCTTGTTCTATCTTTACCAAATAAGGTAAAAGTGAGAAAGTTAAAAATTCTTGTGATTGCATTTCCACATTATTAAAACTTGATTTACTTAAATCATAAAGTAAATGTGGTGCAACTCTGAAAATTCTCCCAACCTCTTCAATTGAAAAAGTCCTACTTGATAAAAACTGAGCTTGATCTGGATTAATTGATACTGGTTTAAATGTCAATCCCTCTTCTAAAATGGCGGTTTGATTCGCACCACTCAATGATGAATAAACATTATTGAATGAATTTCTTAATCTATCAATTGCCGTTTCACTTAATGCTCTGTCTGTCTGTAATACGCCTGAGAGCTTTGCCCCATTTTTAAAGAATGTATTTCCAAATTCCTCAACGGCCATACCCCAACCAATTGCATTTTTACATTGATCAATTGGACTTAATCCAACAATTCCATCTTGTGATAATGTTTTGAAATGTAAAATATCAGATGAATCAAAGAATCCATTTTTAGTTTCATAAAAAAGATAACCATCTTTTGTTGTTATTGTAACATCATCAAAGTTTAATGGAAGTAATTGTGTTACTTTGCCAGCTCCATTTCTTTCAATAAATACATAAGAATTTCCATTTGTAAGAATGTCCATCATTATCTTTTCAAGGAATGTTGATCTTGATTGATAATTGTTGGGCTTGTATTTAATTATGTTGTATAATGGATTGCTTGTATCTGGATATTTATTCCCATCATCATCAGTAAACACACCCATTGGCAAACTACTCACCGCTTCTGATAATAATTTTATTGCACTCCAGACGGCCGTGAATGTCAAAGCCTTATCACTATCAACAACAACCGCCCCACCATAAGCTGGAACTACATTTAATTGTCTTTGTTCGTGCCTTTGATCCTTTTTTATTGGATTAAATACACTCCTTATGCTTTCAATTAGTCCCAAATCTTATTAATTTCTGCAATTATACGAATATCAGAATTAAGGTTTATGCAACAAAGTTGCTTTTTTTAATCTTTTATCTCTGCAATTTCTGTAAGAATTATAATCTGAGTACTTCCGCTTATTGAAATTGCTTTCATATTCACCCTCAACAATGTCATATGCCTCCTGATATGTTTTTGTTTGTGCTGCATAATCCCAAAATCTTTCATCAAATCCATTTGGTGTAAGTAATGCTAAAATTTTAATATCCATTTTTTAAAATATTAATAAATCCCTTTGATCATAAACGCTTTCATTATCTTGCCCATCCATTAAACCGCCCAAAGCCATGACAAGAGAAACAATGCCATCAACTTTTTCTTTTGATTTGTTCTTTGCAATCTTAATATTTCCAGCTGGATCTTCTTGCAATGCTACATTTGAAAGCATCCAATTCATTGCTGGATTGTTATCATGAATTATTTCTTTACTTAATATAATCTTTTCAAGTTCTTTTGTTGGTGCTGACATTGAAACAAAACCCTGTCCAAATGGAAACATATTTGCACCATCATTCATAAGCTCAGTAACCAGCATTGATGCATTCCACCTGTCATAACTTATGCTCTGAATTTTATATTTTAAAGACAACTCATTGATTTTTTTTCTTATAAATGTATAATCAGCAACATCACCATCTGTTGCAATTATATCCCCTTGTTTTACCCAAGTCATATAATCAACACCATCTCTTTCGCTTCTTTTCTTAGCGTTATCACCAGGAATAAAAATGTTTGGCAATACAACAAATTTATTATCCACTTCAAAAATTAAGACAAATGCACTGATGTCTCTTGTTGATGCTAAATCTAAACCACCCCAACACTTCAATCCATCCAAACTTTTATAATCAAAATCTTGATGACATGCAGCCCATTCATCATGGCCAATCCATTGAGTAATTGAGTCCGTCCAAATGTTCAACATTAAACGCTTGAATGTGTTTTGATAGGATGGAACACTCACCGCTCTTTTGCTTTCTTGTTGCATGTATTCTTTTTTTAATGAGATGCCATAATTTGGGTTTGCTTTTTTCCATGTCGCTTCCAATGTAATATTATCCTCATTATCCGCTTCATAAATTACTGGATAAAATGCATCATCTTTAATTGAGCCATTCAGAACTTTCTTTGCATAAGAATATACTTCATGACATATTGACTGCCTATCATATCCAGCGGTTGTGATTGCAATTGTTAATGGCTCTCTTCTTGATCCTGTTGATGTTGTTAAAGTGTCCCACAAATCTCTGGTGGGCTGGGTGTGTAATTCATCAAAGATAATACAATTGGCATTGAATCCATGTTTGGTTTTACTATCACTTGAAATGGCTTGGAAATAATTTCCTTTTGCTTCATGGGTGATTGAATTTCTAAACACTTTGGATCTACTTAATAATTCACTTGAATTTAATATCATTCCCTTTGCAATTTCAAAAACAATTCCAGCTTGATTCCTATCACCAGCAGCTGCATAAACCTCACTCCCCCTTTCAGAATCCATAAAGAGCATCAAAAGAGCAATTGAACTTGCCAATGTAGTTTTCCCATTTTTCCTTGCCACCTCAATAAATACAGTTCTGTATTTTCTGAGATTTGTTTTTTTATGTTTCCAGCCAAAGATATTTCCAACAATTTCTTTTTGCCAATCTTCAAGAATGAATGGATTTCCAGCCAATTCACCTTTTGTATGTGTGCAAAATTTCTCAATGAAACTTATTGATTTTAATGCTGATTCATTATCAAAATAATACATTAATCAAAATAGTTATTTATTTGCGTGTTGTTGTTTATTGCTGGTGCTGAAATTGATGCTCTTGCAACTGGAGTCAATCCAAATTGTGTTGCCAGTTTCATTGCCATGTTCAGTGAATCTTTTGCAATCTTTTGTTGTGGCTTTGCTTGTGATCTTGTAACCATTCCATCAATGTTTTTAAATTCATCAACCCTTCCATTTTCCCTTAACCACAATTCTGATTCAATATACAAACTAATCTCATTGCAATATGCTTCCACTAATCTCAAGTCAACAGAATGCAACATTTTTAAATTAAAGAGTTGTTCCGTAACTTTTAGCCATTCACCTTTTCCAATATCACTTAATAATTCTGGAGCATCAGGCAAATCATTACACAAATCAACTTGCATTTCATTGGCAACCTCCCTACTTTTTTGTGTTGTCCCTTGCATTAATTTTAATGCGGTTGGAAGTTTTTTCCTGCCTTTTCCCATTATTTTCTCCTTAATGTTTCTTCAGTTCTGATTAAAGATGGAAATCCATCAAACTCTTTTTCTACTTCTTGCATATATTTTCCGCATTTACATTTGGCTTCTTTCGTTCTAATTTTTCCATCAACTATTTCTAAAGTTGCTTTGGTTAATTTTTTTTGAGATTCGCATTTTTTACATTGATATTTTATCATATTGTTGTTGGTTTTAGTTTGAACTTAAACTGAACACCCTATATGTTCAATTTTGCGTGAGAAAAAACGAAAG